AAAATGAACATTCAGGAACAGATCCGATCGCTCGAGGCGACGCACACGGCGCTCCTCGGGCAGCAGACCGCGCTGATGGACAAGGCGCGCGGCGAGGGCCGCACGCTCGACTCCGAGGAAGGCGACACGTTTGATTCGCTGACAAAGGACGTCGAGTCCGTCGTCGCCGACCTCGCGCGGTTGCGCAAGATGGAAACCGCCGTCATTCCGAAGGCGATCCCGGTCGCCGGCGGCAATCCCGGTGAAGCGCAGCAGGTGCGGGCCGGCGTGGCGATCACGGGCGGCCGTTCCCAGGTGCCGAAGGGCATCCCGTTCGTCCGCTACGCGATGGCGCTCGCGAATTCGGGCGGGTCCATTTCCGACGCGCTGATGTTCGCGCGCCGCTGGAAGGATTCCACCCCCGAGGTGCTGCTGGCCCTCGAGCAGAAGGTCGGCACGGCGGGCAGCACGACGGATTCCGACTGGGCCGCGCCGCTGGTGTACCCGACGCAGCTCGCGAGCGAATTCCTCGAGCTGCTGCGGCCGGCGACGGTGATCGGCCGACTGCCACTGAAGAACGTCCCATTCAACGTGCGCATCGCGCGGCAGACGGGCGGCTCGACGGTCGCGTGGGTCGGCGAGTCGGCGCCAAAGCCGCTGTCCGACCTCGCGTTCGATTACGTGACGCTGGCCTACACCAAAGTGGCCGGCATCGTCGTGATCACCGAGGAACTGGCGCGGCTGTCGAGTCCGTCCGCCGAAGGCATCGTGCGCGACGACATGGTGCGCCAGATCGCACAGTTCCTCGACGAGCAGTTCCTCGACCCGGCGATCACCGCGACCGCGGGCGTGCGCCCGGCCTCGGTGACGAACGGCGTGACGGCGATCCCGGCGAGCGGGACCGATGCGGCGGCGCTGCGCTGCGATCTGCGCGACCTGTTCGCGACTTTCACCGCCGCGAACCTGTCGCCCTCCGGGTCGACGCTGGTGATGTCGGAAATCATGGCGGCGTCGATCGGCATGATGGTGAACGCGCTGGGCCAGCCGGAGTTCACCGGCCTCGGTGCCGGCGGCGGCACGCTCGCGGGCCTGCCGGTCGTGACCTCGCAGTCCTCGGTCCTCGACGACCAGATCGTCATGATCAAGGGCAGCGAGATCCTGCTCGCGCAGGGCGGCATCGAGGTCGACGTGAGCCGCGAAGCGACGCTGGACCTGGCGGGCGGGACGGCGCCGGCGTTCAGCCTGTGGCAGCGCAACTGCGTCGGCATCCGGGCCGAGCAGTGGGCCAACTGGGCGAAGGCACGCGCGGCGGCGGTGGGCGTGATCTCCGGCGCCGACTACGGAGCCTGCGCGGAAGCGTAAGGCGCACTCCGGGCCGCCGGCGTTTCCTCTCTGCGTCGGCGGTCCCTTGGGGGATGACATGGTTCAACTGATTGCACGTAAACCGCTCATCTACGCGGGCCGGCGCTACCCGGCGGGCGTCCGGTTCGAGGCGTCCGGTCGCGACGCCCTGCTGCTGCAGGCGGTCAAGTCCGCGGAGCTCGCGCCGATCGACAAAGGCTCGGACGCACCGCCGAAGCGCAAGCGCGGACGGCCGCGCAAGCACGCCGCCGAGACGCCGATGAAAACGCCGCACCCGGTGCCACCGCCGGTGCCCGAGCGCGAGGACGACGACGACACGCCGCTCGAGCCACCCGACGAGGACGACGCGCCGCCCGACGAGGACCACGCGACGGAGCAGCCGCCCGGGCAATCGCCGACCGGCCGATCGACCGGCACGCTGCGCGCGAAAAAGCGCACGTACAAGCGACGCGACCTGCACGCGGAGCGCTAGTGCGCCTGCTCGGCTTTGAAATCAAGCGCGTTCCACGTGAAGCACTGTCGCCGGTGTGGGGCGGCGGCGCGCGCGGCGGATACGGCGGCTGGTATCCGTGGATTCGCGAGAGCTACCCGGGCGCCTGGCAGCAGAATGTCACGATCGACACGCCAAGCGTGCTCGCGTATCACGCCGTCTTTGCCTGCATCACCCTGATCGCGAGCGACATCGGCAAGCTCCGGTACAAGCTCGTCGAGCTCGACCGGCACGGCATCTGGACCGAGACGGAATCGCCCGCGTTTTCGCCGGTGCTGCGCCAGCCGAACAGCTACCAGAACCACATCCAGTTCAAGGAATGGTGGACGACGTCGAAGCTCGCGCGCGGCAACGCGTACGCGTTGAAGCAACGCGACCAGCGCGGCGTCGTCACGCACCTGTACTTGCTCGATCCGTGCCGCTGTCACCCGCTGGTCGCCCCCAGCGGCGAAGTGTTCTACGAGCTGCACCAGGACAACCTCGCGAACCTCGAGGAACCGGTGATCGTGCCGGCCTCCGAAATCATCCACGACCGGATGAATTGCCTGTTTCACCCGCTGGTCGGGCTGTCGCCGATTTTCGCGTGCGGCCTGGGCGCGATGCAGGGGCTGGCGATCCAGAACAACGCGGCGCTGTTCTTCCAGAGCATGAGCCGGCCGGGCGGCGTCCTGACCGCGCCGGGCTCGATCAGTGACGCAACCGCGGCGCGCATCAAGGCCTATTGGGAAGAAAACTTCAGCGGCGCGAACTTCGGCCGGACGGCCGTGCTCGGCGACGACCTCAAGTATCAGCCGCTGACCGTCACCGCCGAGGACGCGCAGCTGATCGAGCAGCTGAAATACACCGCCGAAATGGTGTGCAGCGTCTTTCACGTGCCGCCGTTCAAGCTCGGCATCGGGCAAATGCCGACCTACCAGAATGCGGAACTGCTGAATTCGATCTACTACTCGGATTGCCTGCAGTCGCAAATCGAGCAGATGGAGGCGTGCCTCGACGACGGGCTCGGCATCGGCCCGGGGCGGCCGAAGGACGGGCACACGTACGGCGTGGAGCTCGACGTCGCCTCGCTGCTGCGCATGGACACCGCGACCGCGATCGACACGCTCGCGAAGGGCGTCGGCGGTGCGATCTTTGCACCCAACGAGGCGCGCAAGCGGCTCGACCTGCCACCGGTCCAGGGCGGCGATACGCCGTACCTGCAGCAACAGAATTATTCGCTCGAAGCCTTGGACGAGCGCGACCGCGACGCGCCCTTTGCGAAACCGACACCCGTCGCGCCGCCCGCGGAGGCCACGCCGCCAAACGTACCCGCCTCGGGGGATGCGGGCGACGCCGACGGGGCCGAAAAGTATTGGGCCGCGATGGATGCGCGGATTGCGGCGCGAAGGGTTCCCGCATGAAGCCAGAAATGCTCGCCGACCTGATCGACCGATTTTTCGACGCGGCGATCGCGCCTTTCGTGGCGCGCCTGACTCGCCTCGAGCAGAACCTGGCCGCACTCCCACCCGTGCGCGACGGCGCGCCAGGGCGCGACGGACGGGACGGGCGCGACGGCGAAGACGGCGAGGACGGGCTCGGCTTCGACGACATTTCGGTCGGCTATGACGGCCGGCGCTGTCTCACGCTGCGCTTCGTGCGTGGCGAGCGCGTGCGCGAGTTCCCGATCGTCGCACCCTGGCCGATGCATTGCGGCGTGTGGCGCGAGGACGCGGTGTACGTGCGCGGCGACGTCGTCACGCACGGCGGCTCCTGGTGGATCGCGCAGCGCGACACCCAGGCGCGGCCCGCCGAGGGCGAGGACTGGCGGTTGACCGTGAAGCGCGGCCGCGACGGCAAGGACGGCGAGAAGGGCGACCAGGGCGAGCCCGGCACGCCGGGCCGACCCGGGCGCGACCTGACGAACCTCGGGCCGGACGGGAGCAAGTGGAGCTAGGAGGGCGCACCGATGTTGTTATCCCTGTTGGCGCTGCTGATCGTGGGCGCGTTCGTCTGCGCGGTGCTGAGTGCGATGGGCAAGGCGCCGCTGTGGGTCGCCGTCGTGCTGCTGACGCTGGCGGTCGCGGTGCAGTTTTACCCGCTGCGGTGATGCATGGCCGCTGACCTGATCACGCTCGAGTACGCAAAGGCGCATGTGCGGCTCGACCACGACGCCGACGACGTCGACCTGGCCGCGAAGATCGCCGGCGCGTCGGTGATGATCATTCACTACCTCAAGACCGGCGCGAATTCGTTCATCGACGAAAACGGCGACCTGATCCCCGGCGAGACGGTGCCGGCCGACGTGCAGTCTGCCTGCGCGGTGCTGGTGGGAATGCTGTTCAAAGATCGCGACGGCGAACTCATGGCCGACTGGCAGCACGGCTATCTGCCGTTCGAAGTCACGGCGCAGGTGTATATGCGTCGCGACCCGGCCCTCGCATGAAGGACGGCACCCTCGCCGCCGGCCGGCTCCGTCACCGCGTCACGATCGAGGCGCCGGTCGAGACGCAGGACGCGACGACGGGCGCGATCGACGTCACCTGGTCGCCGCTGTGGGTCGACGTGCCGGCCGAAATCGCGCCGCGCTCCGGTCGCGAATTCCTGGCCGCGCAACAGCTGCAGGCGGAAGTCTCGACGCTGATCACGTTCCGCTGGCGCGACGGGCTCACCGCGAAAGACCGCATCCGGCACGGGACGCGCATCTATAACCCGGTCGCGCTGCTGCAGGATCCCGACTCCGGGCTCGAGTACATCGTCGCGGCGTGCGGCGACGGCGTGAATGAAGGCTGACCGTGGACGTCACGTTCACCCTGCACGGCGCCGAGGACGTCCAGCGCAAACTGGCCGCGCTCGGCGACGAAAAGCGCGTGGTCAGCGTCACGACGAAGGCGGCCCGCAAGGCGATGAACATCGTTCGCGACGCGGCCCGCAACAACGCCCGCGCGATCGACGACCCGGCCAGCCCGGCGATCATTCCGAAAAACATCGTCACCGCCAACAGTCCGCGCGGCGGCCGGCGCATCGGCGGCGTGGTGATGCGGGTCGGCGTCATGGGCGGCGCGAACACGCGCTCGCCGGGCGAAGGAATCGACGCGCTGCCGGGCAAGGACACGCGTCACTGGCGCTACGTCGAATTCGGCGCGGAAAAGGTACCGGCGCGGCCGTTCATGCGGCCGGCGCTCGAGAACAACGTCGGGCGCGTGTCCGACGCCGTGTTCGTGGAACTTGAACGGCAACTGGCAAAGCTTCCCATCTAAGAGGGTCCGGACCATGACACCGTTTTTTGCATTGATCACGCCGGTTGCGCCACCGCAGCCGGGACAGCCGCCCGGCATCTGGGGTGGCAGCAACGAACCGTTCCCCGGCTACTGGGTGCCGGGCGCACCCGGAGCGCCGGGCTATCAGCCGCCGACGGGTCAGCCTCCGGGCATGTGGGGCGGTTCCAATGAGCCGTTCCCCGGGTGGGGCTTGCCGCCCGAGGGGTGGAATCCGCCCGAGCCGCCGGCCGGCGCGGTCCCCGAAGGGAAAGCCCTGGTGATCCTGTACGTGCCGGGCGAGGGATTCAAAACGGCCGTCGTGCCGAAGCCCGGCCCGCCCGGCAACATGCCGCCCGCCGTGCAGCCGGTGAAGCGCCGCTGATGTATCCGCCGATCTTTTCCGTGTGTGCCGCCGACCCGGCCGTCGTGGCCCTGCTGTCGGACGGTGGCGGGCGGATCCGTTTGTATCCCTTCGGCGAGGCGCCGCAGCACGACCCGCACGTCTATGCCGTGTGGCAAATCGTGTACGGCGCCCCTGAAAACTCGTTGTCTTGCCCGCCGGACCTGGACCGGCACGGCGTGCAAGTCGACGTCTATGCGAGCAACTGTGACGACGCACGCTCGGCCGCGCGTGCGCTGCGCGATGCGATCGAAAGCGCGGCCTACGTGGTTTCCTGGAATGGCGAAACGCGCGACCCGACGACGCGCGCCTATCGCGTCAGCTTCACGTCGGACTGGCACTCACCCAGGGAGTGAGCGGGGGTTGATGCAATGGCTGTTGTGACCCGTGGAACGCAACTCTACTACCTGACGCCGCCGACGACCGTCACGGCGCTGGCCTGCCCGACCGCAATCACCGGACTCGACGCGCCGCGCGAGCAGATCGAAACGACGTGCCTCGAGGACACCGCGCGCACCTACGAGGCCGGCCTCGCGACGCCGGGCGCCGCGTCCGTGACGGTGCAATTCGACCCGTCCGAGCCGTCGCATATCGACCTGTACGACATGTGGGTCAACGGCGATCCGCCCGGCAAATGGGCGATCGGCTGGTCGGACGGCACCGCGCCGCCGACCGCGACGGCCGGCGAGTGGGACTTCCCGACCACGCGCACGTTCACCGAATTCGAGGCGACCGTGAACAGCGTTCCGTTCGATTTCAGTCTGAACGCGGTCGTCACGTCGACGGTGCCGTTTCAGATCTCCGGGTTGCCGGTGCTGCACCCGAAGACCACATGAGCGGGGACTTTACCCTCGAGCGGCTGCGCGCGATCGGAGGACTGGTTTCGGCAAGCACGGAGACACACGTCATCGCGTGGCGTGGCGTCGACGAAAACACGGGCGAGCCGACCACGTTCGACCTGTCGATCGAGGTCAAGCGCATGGCGTTCGGCTGGATCACGCGGACGATGCGCGAAACGCGCTCGCTCGCGAACGGGCACGACGAGCAGCGACTGGTCGAGGCGGCGTTGATTTCCGGCGGCGTGCGGATCAACGGCCTCGCGCTTTCGTACGACGAGGCGCTGCAACTCGAGCCCAATCTCGCCAATGAGTGCTTGCGCTTGTTCACGCTCGTCAACCCGATCCGCTCAGCCGACAGCGAGGCCTCCCCAAAAAACTGACGGGCGCCGAGGTGTTCTGGTGCGAGCTCGTCTTGCACGGCATCGGCGGCGCCACGATCGAAGAAGCGCAGGAGCGGTTGACGTACGCGGAGGCGGTGACGTGGGCGCGGTTCATGGAGCAGCACGGCACGCTGAACGTCGGCCGGCGGATCGACCGCCGGCTCGAGTGCGGGTTTGCGGGCCTCGCCGCGCTGATCATCAACCGCACCGGCGGCGATCGGGGCCGGCCGGTCAAGGCGGCCGAATTCATGGACACGCCGGCGCCGGTCGAGGAACTGACGCCGGACGTATTCGCGCGGATCGCAAAGACGGGACGCTAGATCATGGCTAACCGATCGCTCGGCACGCTGACGCTCGACCTGCTGATGAAGATCGGCGGGTTCCAGAAGGGCGCCGACCAGGCGGCGCGGACCTCGGCGAAACTGCGTAAGCAACTCGAGGCCGACATGGCCGCGATCCGCGGCATTTTCCGCGTCGCGGGCGCGTTCGGCGCTGCGCTCGGCACGCAGCAATTGCTGCAGGCGGGTGCCGCGGCGATCGAGTACGGCGACGAGATCCTCAAAGCCTCGAAGAAAACCGGCATCGCCGTCGAGGAAATGTCGTCGCTGGCGCAAGTCGCGGACCTGAACGACATCGAATTGACCTCGCTGTCGACCGCATTGAAAAAGATGCAGGTGACGATGTCGGAGGCCGCGAGCGGGTCGAAAGCCGCCAATGAAACGCTGGCCGCGCTCGGGCTCACGATCGCCGACCTCAAGAACCAGGCGCCGGACAAGCAATTCGAAACGCTCGCCGACCGCATCTCGAGACTGAAAGACCCGGCCGACCGGGTGCGGGCCGCCGTCGACCTGTTCGGCAAGGCGGGCGCCGATCTGCTGCCGATGATGGAGCAGGGCGCCGCCGGGATCCGCAAGGCGCGCGAGGAAATCGAGCGGCTCGGCGGCGCGCTGACACAGGAACAGGCGCAGGCGCTGGCCGACGCGGACGATGCGATCAAACGGCTGCACCAGTCGTGGAATGACTTCGCGCGCGACCTGACGGCCAAGGTGGCGCCGGCGCTCACGTACGTGTTCGACACGCTCGCGAACGCGGACCAGGCGCGCATCCTGCAAACGCGGGCGCAACAGATCGAAGCCCTGCTGACCTCGCGCGGCCCAACCGTGGAACAGTTCGCCGACACGGCGGCGTTGCGCGCGGAGCTCGCCGACATTGAGCGGCAACTCGCCGCGCTCGAGGAAGCGGAGCGGCGGTTGCTGCTCGGCGCCGGACGCCAGGCGACGCGGCCGGAGGCGCCGCCGGGATTCCAGCCGGAGCCCGACAAGACCAAAGCACCGACCACGGACGAATGGCTCGAGGCGATGGGACTCGGCGAGATCCCGATCGCGGTCGCCGAGATCAGCAAGAA